GACACCATCAGCAAACGAGGATGCAGCGGGCAGACCGGGAACCAAGATGCAGAAGATGTTGGGGAACAGCCCAGAGGTAAGGAACACGGGGAAGGGAGCATTGAACGCGGATTGGGTGGAATGGTTGATGGGGTTCCCTCCTGGTTACACGAACCTGACATCCCAAGAGTTACAACACATCAAGTTGGAAGAACGCAAAGGCTCAAAGCCCTCGGCAACGCGGTTGTCCCCCAAGTCATCGCACAAATCGCCAGAGCCATCATCATTGAGGAAGATCGATGAATAATCAACAACTAAAAGCGCTGCAAGAATTAGATTCGCTTGAAGGGGCATTAAACGAAGCCCGGAGATTAGTTAAGAGCGGAGCAAACCCCCAGGATATTATGCGAGACTTTTGTAAAACAAAAACCAGCAGCAGTTGGATTGTTGTAGTGGCTAACATGGCGGCATGGTGGGATAGCTATAAACGTAGGATGGATGGCAAATGAAGAAGCACGACAGCGTAGGTACGTTTTATAACAGCTGCAACATTTGTGGTGCAACAGTAACATTAAACGATGCAAGGCGTGCATTATGTGGAGATTGTTGGGAGAAAAAACGCAAGCAATACCAACGCCCAAATCCTTGGAAACGAAAAAACCCTGACAGTACATGACACAAGGTATTGACAAGAAAGAGAACGGATGCATATAATCTACAAGCAAGCAAGCAAAACACTAGAGTATACACTAGAGTATACCCTCGAAGTAACATCCAAACAAAATAGTTTTCCAAATAATAAACTTACACAAGAGACTACTCTAGAGTTAACTAGAGTGTCTGAAGCTGATGTTGCTAAAGCCAAGCAAATTCTTGCTAAAACTGCCAAAATGAACAACCCATTTTATTATGCTGCTGTAAAGAAAAGGCAGAATAATCCGTTTAAATATCGTTATGATAAGATGCTTACTTCTTTACGGAATAAATATTCTGCTGATCGTTTTGTAAGTTTACTCAAAGCGTTATCACAACTTACCATGACAGAGAGAGAGAACTGGTTGCGGAGGATGGAAGATGCTGCACATAAAAAATAGCGGTTGGATTACAGCGGTTGGAAAAGAGCGGTTGGATTTTAGCGGTTGGATATTGTAAATGAATAGAGATAATTGGAGCATAACCGATCTTGACGAACTTTACAAAGAAGCAGCACAAACCCTTGCTTTGTTACCTAGCGCACTAAAAAAGCAGAAGCTCAATTATTGGCCAGATACGGTGCAGAGTCATTGGGATGTCTACAACTATCATAATATTGGCATGGTTAGGATTACACCAACAACCAACCAAGTAACACGCCTTGAGTTTGCCCTTGCCGTAGGGCTAGAAATAGACAGAGACGACAATCAA